GATTATTTGACAGAAGATGTAATGGAGCTTACTGAAAAACTGATTATGTTTAATCAGGGTAAAAGATATGGTCAGATCGTATTTATGGCTGGTGGTGCGGGTTCTGGTAAAGGGTTTGCCAGTAAGAAATTTATGGAAATTGATAAGTTCAAGGTACGTGATGTAGATGAATGGAAAAAGGCCTTCATGGCAATGTCTACTGATCCGAGATTTCGTAATTATGGTGCAGTGGTCTATCGAGATAAAAAGGGTAAGGTTACTGCGGTGGATGTTGACTATGAGGGTGGTGCAATTCGTCAGGATAGAGATGATGCGACTGGTATCAGGTTGGGTGATCTTGACTTGAAAAAACCAGAGCATGTATTTATTCTACACCTTGTAGTCAAGGAAATGGGCATCAAGCATAAGTCATTGGATTTGTTATTGGGTGATTTGAAACAGGATTATCTACCTAATATTTTGTTTGATGTAACACTAAAAGATATAGATGATATTACAGATGTGCTCCCTACATTATTGGAAGTTGGATATGAGTCCAGAAATATCCATATTGTATGGGTCTTGACTAACTACCATGTAGCAGTCAGTGCTAATAAGAGTAGAGAACGAGTTGTACCAGATGACATATTACTCAAAACTCATGAAGGTGCAGCCAATACAATGTATGATCTGATTAAAGCTAATGGAGTAAGGGGTTTGGATGGTTCAGTTCATGTGATTCTTAATAATCGAGATCAGACAATCTTTTGGGAGCGTCCAGACGGTACTAAGACAGATACGGTCAAAGGATTCACCTATCTTACATTGAAGAAAGAGGGCCAGAAATTCTATGATCAGAATGAAGTTAATACACAGCTTCTGGATTGGATCAAGGATAATATTCCAAGAACCAAGCAGACAGCTCATATGTGGGGTGGATAATGCAGAATTATATGGGTCTTTCAAATTATGTTTGGTGGCAGGGTGTAGTGGAAGATAGGCAAGATCCATTGGAACTAGGTAGAGCTCGAGTCAGGGTTTTAGGGTTTCATTCGGAGGAACGGTCTAAAGTTCCTACAGAATCTTTGCCATGGGCTTATCCTGCAATGCCATTGAACTCCACTCCGGGCAGTATACCTAATTTTAAAGAGGGATCTTGGGTGATGGGTTTCTTTAGAGATGGTGAAAGTGCACAGGAGCCAGTGATGACTCATATGATTGACGCAGGATATACGACTGATAATAATCCTACAAAGGGATTTAATGATCCAGAGACTAATTCAGGTCGTCCAGAGAAACCGTCAGGTGCTGATACTGATGTGGGAGAGGTAAATACTACCAAGTTAGCACGTGGAATAACCTCTGGCACCTTGCAGGATGATAGTGATATAGATCGGACATACCCTTACAATTCTGTAATCGAGACAGAGAGTGGGCATTTAATCGAGATGAATGATACGCCGGGTGATGAAAGTTTGATTGTTACGCATAGGAATGGGTCTACGATTACATTAAAAGCAGATCAGACGGTAGAGGTAAAGGCGGATACTGTTATTTTGGATTCTAATGTAGAGGTTACAGGTGATATGGATGTGGCTGGAGATACTAAATCGACTAAATATACAGCTACTGGTGCAGTAATGGAAGCACATATAGGTGGTGCGGAGTTAGCAGGTTTAGCTGCAGCTGAAGCTACAACGGGTATACCTGCACCTAGTGTCATATTAAATGCACTATCTACACCATAGAGGAGATAGCTAATAATGAAAAGCCCAGGCATAAGAAAATATACCGATATAAGAAATGATTTTAATGGTCATCCAACCACAGGTGATCTGATCAAACTCACGGATGAAGCTTCTATCAAGCAGAGTATTGCTAATTTAGTTATGCTTCAACCAGAAGAAAAACCATTTCATCCAGAAATAGCTTCTGGTGTTCATCAATATTTGTTTGAACCAATGAATGATGTAACAGGAAAATTGATCGAGAAATCAATAGAAACTGTGATAAACAATTATGAGCCTAGGGTTAATTTAGTTGGAGTTGTTGCTGAGCCAGATGAGGATAAGAATGCTTATCAGATATTGATAGTTTATCAGATTATTAACAGCCCACATCCAGTAGCAGTACAGGAATTAGACTTTTATATGGAGAGGTTAAGATAATGTCAGCAAATAAATTAAGAGTTACTGAATTAGATTTTGATGGAATAAAGAATAATCTAATTACTCATTTTAAGCAGAGTAGTGAATTTGGGTCGGAGGGTAGTTATAACTTTGAAGGCTCTGCTTTATCTATGTTATTGGATGTTCTAGCATACAATACACATTATATGGGTTATTACGTTAATATGCTAGCGAACGAAATGTTTTTGGATAGTGCTTCCAAACGAGAATCTATTGTTTCTATTGCGAAGCATTTGGGATACACTCCAAAGTCTGCTAACTGTGCGAGAATTACATTTGATGCTACTAATAATGGAACAGAAAATTCTACAGTTTATCCTATTGGAGTACTAAACTCAAGTGGTGAAACAGTAGCAGCTACTATTTTTGAAGGTAAGAATGAAGATGAGAAAATTTTTACTTTTTATCCTATTGAAGAGCAGACTATAGTGGGAGAAATTGATAAAACTGAAAGTATTACCTGTATGGAAGGTAAGTTAGTTAATAGGTCTTATATAGTAGATACTAATAATCTTGATCAGAAATATACTTTGGATAAGAATATAGATACCTCTACTTTAAAAGTATCAATTAAATCTGATTCTAGTTCATCTACTAGAACACCTTATACATTATTTGAAGATATATCTTCAATGAAAGATGGTAATATATATTATTTAAATGAAATAGAAGCAGGACAATACGAAATAGTTTTTGGCGATGGTGAAAATACAGGGAATAAATTATCGGATGGAAATGTTATTTTACTGACCTATCTAATATCATCTGAAGCAGAACCAAATGGAATTAATGAAATTTCCATGGCAACGGGTGGAGATTCTTTGACATTAAAAGTTACTTCCCATGCTAGTGGGGGCTCTGGATCACAGTCAGATGAATCTATTAGATTTATGGCACCCAAGTCTTTCCAACATAAGAATAGAGCAGTTACAGTTGATGATTATGCTACTTTGGTATTGGAGAAATATCCTGCAGCAGATTCTGTTATTACGTGGGGTGGTGAAGAAAATGATCCTGTAGCTTTCGGTAAAGTATTTATAGCTATACGTCCTACTAGTGGAGATGTATTAACAAATGCAGATAAATTATTGATAAGAACAGAATTGCTACAGAAGAATAAAGTTATTGGTATTGTACCAGAAGTTGTTGATCCAGATTATACATATTTAAAGGTTGCGGTTAATGTGGTATATGATTCTGTTAAAGCCTTAGTACCTGCAGGTACTATAATGAATAATGTAATATCGTCTATAACATCATATAATAAAACTGAATTGGATAAGTTTGATCAGGATTTCAGATTTTCACCTTTATCTACTGCAGTAGATAATTCAGACGATTCTATTGTCAGTAATCATATGTCATTGTCACTATATAAAAAGGTGAAAGCGTCAACAGGTAGTAATAGTATTGATGATTCTTGGGAGCTAAAATTCAGTACAAAATTAGATTCTATTACTTCTAATTATTTTAATTCGGAAAATTATGAAAATATTAGATTTGTTGAAAGTGATGGAGTTTTAAATTTGGAAGATAATTTAGGTAATGTTGTAAAGTCTAATGTTGGTTTAGTTTCATCAACTGGTACGGTTGATATTAATCCTATTAATATACTATTGACTGATAATATTGATTCTGATGGAAATCATTGGCTTACTTTTATTTCTACTATAGATCAGAAAGATGTAGAGCTTATTAAAGGTCAAGTTATAAGTATTAAGGATTCTGATATTGACGTGACAATAGAGAGGGCATGATATGGAAAATATTATTTCAACTATCGTTGAACAGCAGATCCCTTCATTTTTAAAGACGGATTCAGATCTATCTAAGTTTTTAGTTGACTATTATGAATGGCTAGAAGCTTCTTATGATGTACAGATAAATGATTTGAAGGATTTTAGTATAACTTTACTTCAGAATGAATCCACTAATACGCTTCCCGCAGAGTCAAGAAATATTTACTCTGCTTTATCTTCTATAAAATCAGTAAGAAATTCTGATACTACTCCTGTCAGTTCGCTTCCTAAATTTGTTTATGAATATATGAATGGTCTGCCCTTAGAGACTGCTTCTTCAATTAGATCTAATCTTAAATTGATGAAAAATTTTTATGAGAACAAGGGAAATGAAAATAGTTTAGAATTTTTATTTAAGTTATTATTTAATAAAGCTATTACAATTTCCTATCCGTCAGAGAGAATGATTACATTATCAAATTCTAAATGGATAGAAAAAACTTTCATTAGGCTATTACAAGCATCAGCAGGTGTTACTGGTGGTATAACTATTTCAGAGTTGGATGCACTTGTTGGAACTTATATAAAGGGTTCTGAATCTGGTGCTGTTGGGTATTTGGATTCTTATACAGTCCATTCTTTGACTAATAATTTTGAAGGAGTTTCTGACCGGCATTATTATAAGCTATCTTTATTGGATGTTGATGAAAATAATACTTTCCAGAAAGATGATAAAATTGATGATGTAGAAATAATGAAAGGTTTGACGGGAATTAATTTTAATAATAATAATGTAAATATCTATCCTACTTCCCAAATAGTATTTGTGCATAGAGGGCCTTCCAGTGATGATCCGATTCAATCCTTTGGTGCTGCAGTTAAGATAAAATCCTTTACGAAAAATATATTAACTGTTGCAAATATTGCAACAGATGAAGAATTTAATTCTGGAGATTGGACACTTAATCTTATTAATGATTTTTTTGAAGTCTATGAATATGATACTGCTATTGACATCGAAGGTAAGTTAATTAGAGGGCAGACATCTGATGCTTACGGAACAGTTATTAAGGTTGTTGGATCTAAAGTATGGACAGATGATATTAATGGAACATTTTTAACGGATTATCAGAAAGATACAATCGGTGGATCAGAATTAGTTGATATTATTGATAATAATGGCTCTGTGATAACTTCACTCAGGATAAAGAGGAGATATACTGCATCTAAAATTCCTGCAGAGCTTAGAATAGTTAATAATTATCCTGTGATAGATTATCCCGGCTTAGATTATATTTTTAATCCAATTGAAGCAGATGGAAAAATAACCATTACGGGTCTTGGTTCAATTAAAGATTTAGAAATTGTAGAAATGGGCTATAATTATGAAGACTCGGATTTTGTTGACATATACATAGATAGCACAGACACAGATAAAATTGGAACAGCAGAAGCTGGAGTTATTGGTACAGAAAAGTTTTTTGAATCATCAATAAACACACTTGACGGTGAGGCGAAATTACGAGACAGTAATTACTATCAAGAGTTTAGCTATGAGATAAAAACACAAACACCAACGTCCAAATGGGTTCCTGTTGTTACTAAACTTACTCACCCTGCAGGAATGAAGGTATTTGGGGCCGACGAGACTGTATCAAGCCCTTTTGATTTAAGCCTCACCGAGCAGCCGGATTCTCCTACATTTTTTATAAATTATGAACCTCACGAAATTATATATACATTATATGAGTATTCAGCTACTACTAATTATTCTTTAGAGGATGAGGGATTTTTAGGTGTAGTATATGGAAATTATTCTCATAGCTATACTAACGATAGCAACTGGGTAGATTATTCATCTGTAACAGATTATGGAGGGCATAATTCTAGGGTATTTTTTAATAATTTTGACACAAATACTAATTTTAACGATACTGATTCTTTAGTTATACGTAATCAATATCATATTACACACGGAATTGATATTGATTCTGGTAAATTGGATGCAGATCAAAATGTTACAACTAATGTTTCTGCTGCAGGTAGAACATTTCCTATTTTCTCTGAATCTGTAATGGAAGCATACGATAGAAATATTAAAGAGGAAGTGGGGAGATCATATTCAATATTTGATTATAATATTTCAACTGATTTTATACAGTCGGAAAAGAATCCAGAAGTATTTGAGAATAGTGGATATAATTTATTTAATATTGAATATATAGTAGAATCTGAAGCAGATGGTTTTGGAGATACCGATGTGGGTAGAGGAGTCCAAACTTTTGCGTCTGAACATGATATAGTTTTTGATGGTAGTGGTGATGGCGGAAATATACATAAACATCCTAAAGGTAAAATACATTATATAACTAATGATAGTAGTTATTATATGGGAGAAAGTTAAAAATGGCTGTTAGAATATTTCATGATGTAAAAGCTCGTGAGTTTAAAGATATTATATCTACTAGGTTTAATGTTGATGATTTAGAGGGTGATGTATTTCTTGCTGCTTTGGGAGAATATTTTGAAATAGATCTATACTCTGAATTATCTATAACAGATTCTATATCTGAAATAGAGATTACAGGCGGACTAGAACACGAATCAATATATATTTCTTCTTTACAAGTAAATGATTCTATTACTGAAATTGAATTAGTATATCATTCTTTAACTAGATCTCAGACAATTTTTGATATTAGTAATACTAGTTCATCTAATTATTCCACAGCGGGATTTAGATTGTCTGATGTTAAAACATATACTCAATCAAATTTTGTTATTCCTAGCACTGCATCTAATCATTCCATAGCAGGATTTAGGTTAAGTAGTTTTACTACCTATTCTCAATCAAATTTT